TACCTCAAATGTATGTGACAACTTTTTTTTACATTGACCACATTTCCAATCTTGCATAGACGCAACATATTTTTTCTTTGTCTCGCTAACTGAACGTTTAACAGGTTTTGGACCTGATAATAAATTGCGTTGTTGTTGAGCCATTATAACTGGATCATAATTATATCCTGGATTTAAATCAGCATTAAATCCTTCCATAAAACCACCACTCTTTGTAGATAAATCAAAAATAGGAGTTATCATATCCATAGATGATCTATCAATTGGCATATATTTAATCATGTTGTTAGTATACAGTAACATATTTTTAGCTTGTGAAGGATTTCTTTTTATCATTATATAACCACATAAAGCTATAAATGCTATAAATGCCATTTTATAATATTTTTTATATGACAATAAAAATTTTGTATATTTTCCATCATGATATGTATTATATATTAGAAACCCAGTAATTGCCAATATATATAATTCCAATCGCATATAATATATACTCTTAAGAAAATACAAATTTTGGAATTAAAACAATGTTCTTAATATAAATCATTTATTATGTTTTCTTGATTTTCTTTTCATAGTCTTATTTCTCTTGATATTCCTATTCTTATTTGTCTTACCTCTACTTAGTTTACCTCCTATCTCTAACTCTAATTTTAACGATTTCTTTGGTATATCAAACATATCAATTAATTTGTTTAACGATTTAAATTCATTAACTAACAAATCTGTATTTATTGGAGTAACCGGACATTCAAACAAAAAATGTATTATAATATATTTTATTTTTAAAACGAATTGCATTTGATATTCGTTCAAAGAATCAAATGATCTATACAAATATTCGTACAATACTATATAAGTCATCGTAAACCCCCAAATATCTATATTTTTAAGAAATACAGTATTAAAATATAACATCAAATCAAACACGCCATTGTTCGTAAATTTTTCTAAGATTGCAGATAAATAATCAATTATATAATAATAGGTAAAATCATATTCGACTACGTGTTCTTTTACTTTTTTATTTTTGATTGATGGCAATTCTTTTATAGTTAGTTCTCTTATAATATCATTAATAGCAGATAAATGTCCCGAACCTCTTGTTTCATTCCATATAAATATATAATTCATTATAAATTCTCTTATTTGATAAGAATTTGGATTCTGGTTTAATGTAAGAAATTTTGTATACAATTTCATGAAATCTTTATTAAATAAAATAGATGAAAATGGGACATTATATTGAAATGGTCTTCTATATAATTTTCTAGGTATTTTATTTGTTTCATTGGAGTTATATATTACTGATATTCCCCAATCGATTAACCTAGTTGTTAACGTTGTTTCTGATATTTCAACGAGTATATTACCATCTTTTATATCACAATGATAAACATTTAATTTATTCATTGGAATTATACCATTAACTAACAACTCTATTAATGAATTATTTAATCTAATTATATTTGTATTGATAAAATACGACTGTATAAACTCTTCCACATTAATTCCTCCATATGGCATGTTTAAAGTCATAAGTTTATCCAAATTTTTATTAATATTTTTTTTGGTAATGTCCTTTTTTTTAAGTGCCTTACATTTTTTATTATATTTATTTAGGTCATCTTTTGTTAGTTTGGACGGTTTACATAATACAAAATTGTCTAATAAAAAATATCGTTCATAATTTGGTATTACTTGCAAAATATGATTAAACTGTTGTATTTGTTTGTATTCCTCTGTTGCATGTTTAATTGTCATTAATTTGCTGATTTTGTTAGTTTCTCGCATTTCAGAATTGTCGCATTTTAACGCTGGTTTAAAAATACAACCAAAACCTCCTGAAGCTATTACTTTACCTCCTTCTTGGTTTAACATAAATGCTTATAATATATACTTTTAATAAAAGTTTTTATAATTTATTTGTTATACAAGTATACAATCAACCCTGTAGCTCCCATTACAACTAAAGTATAAATAATTTTTTCTCTCCATCTATAATACTCTTTCATCTTAAGATCTTTTGGTTTATATTCTTCATAATATCTTAAATAAAATTCATTTAGGGTTATTTTTGGTTTTTCTAGTTTTTCATTAATTTTGTTATGAATGAAATGCATCCATTTAATTAATGATTCTCTTGAATCTAAATAGGCTGAAACAGGATATTCATCTAATAGTTTACTAAAATCATTTCCAATAGATTCTACTGGAATAAATAGTGGCATATTTTGAATCAACTCATAATATTTCTTTTTAGTTATCGTATTTGGATGATGAGGATATGACAATGCCAATGTATGTAAGAAAAACCAAAAATGTGGTCCCCATATATTAGGGTCTAATCTAAGATTATTATTATTTGAACCTGGCATTTAAGTTAAAACAACATAAAAACAACTTTCTTTAAACATATAGACAAATGAGCAAAAATAATGTATGTAATAATTGTGGTAAACAAGGCCATCAATTTCATCAGTGTAAGCTCCCTATTACTAGTTATGGTATTATTTTATTTCGATCTTCATCAAAAGGAATTCAATATTTAATGTTGCGGCGTAAAAACAGTTTTGGATATATAGATTTTATAAGAGGTAAATATGTTCATAATAACATAGAACATTTGCAATCTATATTTAATGAAATGTCTATTTTAGAAAAAGAAAATATAAAAAGGTTTGATTTTGAAACATTGTGGAAAAATATGTGGGGTGATATGTCTTTAGGGTCTCAATATAAAGGCGAAGAATTATCTTCTCAAAAAAAATTTGAGATTTTAAAATCGGGTATTCCAATAGGTCCAAATAATGAATTAATTACATTAGATATACTGATAGATAATTCAACTACAAAATGGAAAGAAACTGAATGGGAATTTCCTAAAGGAAGACGAAATTTTCAAGAAAAAGATTTGGATTGTGCTATAAGAGAATTTGAAGAAGAAACTGGGTTTAATAAAAAAGATATTAAAATTGTAGAAAATATATTACCATTTGAAGAAATATTTCTTGGTTCAAATCATAAATCTTATAAGCACAAATATTTTTTAGCTTATACTGATAGTGTAACAGATGATTTACAAAACTATCAACAATCGGAAGTTTCTAAATTAGGTTGGAAAACGTTAGATGAATGTTTAGCTGATATTCGACCATATAATTTAGAAAAGAAACAACTCATTATAAATATAAATAAAATTTTAAAAGAATATAGATTATATTAGTATATATAAGTAATGAGCGTAGAAACTAAGTTAAAATCTAAAAAAAAAACAGATATAGAATCTGAATCAAACATTGATTTATGTGATTTAGAAGATATAAATAATATTTATTCCAAAAAATGCACTGCAAATAATAAACAACTTTTAAATGTTGAATCGAAGAATAGAGAAGAGTTAGGAGCTAATCCTCAAGAAAATATGTTTTTATATCCTGATCTAGATGATCCAAATTTCAATATTAAAATTGCTCAGAAAAAAGAATTCAATGATACAAAATATGATGGTTCTATTTATGATGTCGAAAAATATGCTAAAATTCTGAAAAATGCTGAATTTGAATTATTGCCACAGCAGGCTTTTGTTAGAAATTTTTTATCATTTCAAACACCGTATAATAGTTTATTATTATTTCACGGATTAGGTTCTGGAAAAACATGTTCAGCAATTGGGGTTTGTGAAGAAATGAGAGATTATTTAAGACAAATGGGAATAAATAAACGCATTATAATAGTCGCTAGTCCAAACGTTCAAGATAACTTTAAATTGCAATTATTTGATGAACGAAAATTAAAAGAAGTAGATGGTATTTGGACTATGAAAGGTTGTTTGGGAAATAAATTGTTAAAAGAGATTAATCCCACTGGTATGAAAGGGTTAAAGCGAGACAAGGTCATACAACAAATTAAAAATTTAATAAATGCATCTTATTCATTTCAAGGTTATTTGACATTTTCGAATGAAATTGTTAGAAAATCTGGAAACCCTAATGATAGTGATGAAATCAAGATAAGAAACTTAGAGAATGAATATTCTGGAAGATTAATTGTTATTGATGAAGTTCATAATATAAGAATTTCAGATGACAATGAAAATAAAAATGTTGCCAAAAATTTGATGTATTTAATTAGCGTGGTTTCGAATATTCGTTTATTATTATTATCTGCAACTCCAATGTTTAACAGTTATAAAGAAATAGTTTGGCTTTTAAATTTAATGAATATGAATGATCGTAGAGCTATTATAACAGTTTCTGACATTTTTGAAAAAAATGGAGATTGGAAAAAGGATAAAGAAGGAAAAGAAATTGGTAAAGAATTATTAATTAGAAAAGCTACTGGATATATATCATATGTTAGAGGAGAAAATCCTTATACATTTCCATTTAGAGTTTATCCAGATAGATTTTCTTTAAAACATACATTTAACAATTTAACAGAGTATCCAAAATATCAGCTTAATGGAATAAAGATACTAGACGAGAAAAAAATAAATAAACTTAGCTTGTATATTACTGTTATTGGTGAATATCAAAAAATGGGATACAATTATATTATTGATCGTTTAAGAAATAGAGGAGAGAGAACAATAATGACAAAAAAAGGAAAAGAAAGAAAAATGTCTGCATTTTTGTCTCTGAAATCAGTTGGCTATACTGATCTTCAATTGCCTATTGAAGCATTAAATATAATTTATCCATATGATGGACTTGAAGAAATAGCGAAACGAATTGAACCTATAGAATATATTGAAGAAGATGACCCTCAAAATAAAAATGAAAATGAAAATAATGATTTAAGTCCAAATTCTGGATTACCAGAAAAAGAAATAGATGAGGTGATTGATGACGTAATGACTAATGGACCTCAAAGTATTGAAATTATGCGTGGAAATATAAAAAATCCAAATGCTGAATTGGAATCTGAAACTGCTGTAACTGAGGGAATAGAAGGAGATATAAATATGATTGATAAAGTTACTGAAATAGATACTAGACAGTTGAAATCTAAAAAAATACCATCTAAATACGATAAAGAAAAAACAAATTCTTCTATTATTGATGTTGTAGATAATGATGAAATTTATGCAGATAAATCTAGTACTAATAAATCTAGTACTAATAAATCTAGTACTAATACAAATAGTTCATTTAAGGGTTCTTTGATTCCAAAAAAGAAATCTACTGGAACAGATGAATCTACTGGCACACATATTATTGAAGGAAAAACATTATCTCAATTTCCATTAGAAAAAAATACATCAAAAGGAGGCAATAGTAAATCACCAAAACAAGAAGACGATAATATATTATTCATGGATCCAAAAGAGTTAACTGGTTCTAAAGGATTAGCAAGAATAATGTCATATAATGATTCAAAAACACCATCGATAAAGGGACAATTTGAATATAAAAAAGGAGTTACCCATGTATTCAATTCTGACGAAATTGGAAAATATAGTTCAAAAATTAAAACAGTATGTGACTATATTTACAATAAAGAAACTAACAAGGTTTCTGATGGGATTATATTAATATATTCATCGTATCTTGATGCTGGAATTATTCCTATGGCTCTTGCATTAGAAGAAATGGGATTTACTCGTTATGGAGATAAATCAAGACCATTATTTAAAAGTCCACCTGTTCCAGTTGTGGATGTTAGAACAATGAAACCACCCACTTCTAAAAAAGATTTTAAGCCTGCAAGATATATTATGATTACAGGTGATCCTCGTATTTCACCAAGTAATGATGCAGATGTAAAAGCAATCACAAATAATGATAATATTTTTAGAGAAGAAACAGATGGTACATTAACGGATATATCTGGAGAAAATATTAAGGTTGTGTTAGTATCACAAGCAGGGTCAGAAGGTTTGGATTTTAAAGCAATTCGGCAAGTACATATATTAGAACCATGGTATAACGTAAATAGACTTGAACAAATTATAGGAAGAGGTGTCCGTAATTTTAGTCATAAGGATTTACCATTTGAAGAAAGAAACGTTCAAATATTTTTATATGGCACACTATTAGAAAATAATGTAGAAGAATCCGCTGATTTGTATGTATATAGAGTGGCTGAGTATAAAGCCGTTCAAATTGGTGCGGTTAGTCGTGTATTAAAAGAAACCGCGGTAGATTGTATAATTAATCATGA